ACGTCCCAAGAATGGACAGAAGGATAATAAGAAAAACAATTCCAGAGCTGTAATTCATCAAGTCGTCTTGTGGGCACTCTGGATGCTTCAAATCCCTTTTGAATAAACGCGCTAATTGGTAGGCGATAAAATATTGCACCGTTTTCCATAATAGCATGCCATAGTATACTCCTGCCTGTAAGAGCGCTAATACCGAAGATAATGCAATCTTCAACTTCTCCGTGATGTTTTTTAAGATCATATAAAAACTCTCTTCTTATCTGTGCATAGATAGGTGGTATATTTGCATTTAAATAGGCCATAATTTATCCTCATCTAATTGTACCCCAATTTGGTCCAGATTCAAAGTCAACTTTATTCTTGACCTCAAGAGGTATCGTTTGTTCCATTATACTTTTGATAAGCTCTGGTTCGTGGTCCGTGATCGAAAAACAAAGCTCATCGTGTATTTGTATGTGTGGTATTATACCTTTCTCATGTAAATCCACCATTGCCTTCTTTGTCATATCTGCGGCTGATCCCTGTATCAACCTATTCAAAGCCTTGTAAGTAAACGCAGGTGTGTAGTATCTTTCAAAATAATCCATGTAGTTTGGATCTATCTTGTTCTCCTTATACTTATCTAGCATCTCTGCTTTGAATGCTTCCATAGCCTGCTCTTTTGTGTAGAGTGGCACCTCGTTAAATCTATTGGTCTCAGGATTCCATTCCTTGTTTGTTGTTTCCCATCTATCAAATCTGCAGAATCTATCGTGTAATGTGAATAGTAATTTATTTTCTTTTGCAAAAGCTATCAATTCTTGCGACAGCTGACGTACAAAAGGGACTCTGCCATGATATTCGTTAAATAATTCTTTTGCCTGTCGTTGGTCCAGACCCAATTCTCTCTGTAATTTTACCCTACCCATGCCATAGAATAGACCTAGATTGATTGTTTTTGCCTGTTTCCTGGAGATATTAGCCATGTCAGCGACGATCTGATGAAAATCTGCATCATCCCTATCAAATTCACCTTGAAGGCCCTCCGTGCCCGGTAGGCCCAGTTTTATAGCGTAGTGCACCACAATACGTGGTTCCTGTTGTGAGTAGTCAAAGCTACCCCATTTGCATCCATCTTCCGGTATAAAAAGTTCTCTCATCTTACCACCGATATAACCCTTGGCTGGTATCTGTTGTAGATTAGGATTGGACATGCTAAATCTTCCTGTAACAGTGCCACCCGTATCTGATCTTATCTGGTTTATATCTGCGTGTATTCTATCCTCGTATACATATTCTAATAATCCGTCTATAAAAGTATTGACCGCCTTGTCATACTCTCTTGCTTTTGCAATCATACGTAGACATTTATTATTGTGTGTTCGTAGATAATCTTTTGGTAGTTGTGGCATCTTAGATTTAGGAGTGACCTTGTAATCTTTTATGTGCAGGTGATCTAATAATTTTTTGATTGATGCTGCAGCCCAGATGTCTACTTTGATTGTTGTAATACTCTCTATCGCTTTTATTATCTGATCTCTACGTTTCTTGAGATGTCTTCCAAACAGGATAGCTTTTGACCGATCTATTCTAACGCCTTTAAATTTCATGTCAACCAAACATAAAAATAATTTTGTTTCTAGTTCAAATATTTTTCGACAAGTTTTTTGTTCTCCATCATCTTTAGTGTATAATACTTCGTCAATTTTTTTATTAAATAGTTTCCATAACTTGTAAGTCAGATTTACATCCTGTTTTGCATATTCTTTTACAATCGATGCAGGAAGTTTGTGCATGTTAGTCATCGGGTCTTTAACTGTGCCGCCAGACCACTCTAATGTTTTCTGTTGTAGATCGTATTTGTATTTCTCCTCGTTAAGATAATCTTTTGATAGTGCGTCTAGTGAGTATTTAAATCTGTTCTCATCTATAACAGATGCAGCTATCATAGTGTCAACGATTCTACCTTTGATCATCATGCCTGTAACTGCTCTAATCCAACAGACATCATACATTGCATTGTGAAATACTTTTGTAATATTTTCGTTTTGAAATATTTTATCGTTTAATACTTGCCATATTTTTTCTATTCTATCGTAGGCTATGTCAGTGTCAGAGTGACGTAGAGGAAAGTATGCAAGGTCATTGTCTGTTGCAACTGCTACACCACAAATAAAACCATCTTTGCGTATCGCACCAGATCCTTTTGTTTTAAGATTAGGATCGTAAGTCTCTATGTCTATCGCAACGGTATCTATACCGTTAAGATCTAGATCCTCTGGTGTATTACACATTGTAATCTCTCTCCATAATCATCTCTATAAAATGTATCGCTTTCAATAAATCTTGTTTCTTCCCTTTGTCTCTATGTCTAATTATATATTTTATAGCACAACCTTCAGGATATAACAACTCGTTCTCAACTACAAATTTACTTGGTTGAATTTTATATTTTTGATAATGACTTCCGCCATGCTGTTTGTCCCAAACATTTTTCTTTTTCATCTTACTCCTAACGTGTATTTACCTTGTGATGCCACAGTCCAACAATCAAACTTGCCTCTGCTGTATGCAACGTATTTTAATCTGAGTTGTGTAAAATAATCTTCCTGTCTTGTTGCTGTCAGATCAACAACAACATTATCAAACGTCAAACCTTTTACAGTGTGTATGTTTGCGTATTTTACTCTCACCTCTCCATCATCATAACCCTTGTTTAGAATCTTTCTAATGTAGATTAATCTATCAGGGTCTGTCTTCTTTCTTATCAATGCGAAGTCTCTTTCCTTGCCTGCGTTTTCTTTTAGATACTTGTGATATATCATGTAATCTATCGTATATTCTCTATCTACCCACTCATCAAAACTCTCCTCACCCCTGCCATGAACAATCACCTTGCTGCCCATGTATTGCCAAAAATCTTTTATCTGTTTTAGTGGCATGGGTGTGCCTCTACAAAACTCTGGCCATAGTTTATGACATCTTAATTCTTTCTTTGGTACGTGAGCCGTGTTTCCTACATGTGCAAACTCTATACCCTGTTGTTTGAAAAATTTTTTGACCCATGAATCTGACGGCGTGCCACGATAGGTAAATAAAAAAGTCTCGTCGGTATGTTTTATTTTATCTAACAGAGCAGTCATAGCACTACATCTTTTATCCAGACTTGGTAAATAATAATGGTTACCAATCACGTCTGTTGATCTCCAGGTTCTTGCATATCCATAATGGTCCCAAATAGGTTTGATAATTCTTTTACAAAGAGTGTTTATGGTCTTGCCACATCTGTGACCTTGTTCTAATTGTTCTGCATCTCTTGATAGTCTGTGATAATAATCTGCGTCTGATCCTGCAAACTCAAAGATAGTTTGATCAGCATCACCAACAAAATAATATTCTTTTGCTTTTGTTGCCATCTTATCTAAAGCCTCTCTTTGTGGCACGTTACTGTCCTGTGCCTCATCAACTATCAACGCGTCTATGTCCGGCTCGATAGCCTTGTCAATAAATTCCTGTATCATATCTGCATAATCACAAACGTGATTATCTTTTTTATATTTAGTATAATGTTCCACCATGTCTTCTATTGAATTTAAACTATATGGTTTATAGGTTTCCTTATCGCATGTCTTCCAGTGTTCTTTTATCGTATTGCCTCTACCATGTGCATCAGCCAGGTACCTATAAAATTTATGTTTGTCAGCATTAAATTCTGACTCTGTCACTCTCTGTAATTTAAATAAAGAATCCATGGTTGTTAGATTCATGTGGTCTTCATAACTAAACACTTCTTTACGTCCAACCAATCTACTTTTACAATACGAGTGTATCGTGCAGATATTATATTTCATAGATTTCTTTGTAACACCCTGCATCTCTGGTAGTTTAAGTATCTCATCTCTTATCTCATCAGCTGCAACATTTGTGTGTGATAGTATTATTATTCTGCTGTATGGATATTTTTTTAGTAATTCTGTATATTTCTGTGTGATAAACATTGATGTCTTACCTGTTCCTGGTGGTCCCGATATAAACTTAGGTTGCTTCATCTGTCACCTCTTGATATTCACCTTCTATTATTAAGTCTTCCTTATCTAGTTTCTGATTAACTAAACGCCATGACACACAAGATTTTGTGCCAAACTTACCGTGATTCTTTTTTGCTTTTAGTATATTCTGACATTTTATTACAAGATCTACACGTGGTAAGTTTATTTTTTGTTTGTGTAAGTAGTCTTCAAATTTATCAAGACTAAACTCTAATATATTTTTTTGTGCGTTGTAATAGGGCATGCCAAAATATGCTAATTCTTTTTTGTTTGTGTATGCTTTTTGCTCTGAAATATAATTTTTAAAATGTTTTACAAATCTTAAATCCTCTTCCGCTTCCTCAACATAGTTTGTAGACTTTTCTCTTGCCTCATACTTTCTACGCATAATCTCTTCAAAGTCAGCAGCTTTCATCTCTGGTATCCAAACAGATGCTTTACTAATTACAGCATCGTAAAATAATTTTTTATTACGAAGCGTAGGACCGTCTACTGTTATTGTTTTTTCGACGGCCTCGCCCTGCACCACAGCATTTATTTTTACAAAATATCTATCACTGCCATATTCTATTATCTGTCCGATAGATTGTTTTGCTTCCTCGCTTGTAGCCTCCTGTACACCAATCCAACTAAATAGTGTTGCAATTGTTTTTGTAGAGCACCCAATAATCTCTGCAAGTTTTGGCATACCGAATTTTCTATTTGCTTTTTTATGTGTTGTGCCTTTTCTTTTTCTTTTTTCTGCCTCTTCATCTTTTGCTGCCAGTGCAATTTTGTATACAAAGTCATCTATGTCGTCCACACTCCACTCTGTGTGTTTTAACAATACACCTGCCATGGCAGTGCAATAATCATCCCTCTGTCCTGATCCTGCGTATGTGATGCAGAGGGCTGCAGCCAAAGCAATCTTACCAAGATCAACTTTTAGATTACCTGGGTACTCATCTATGCCATCATACTTCACCCACTTAACAACCTCGTTTGTTGTGTGATACTTTGTTTCTGGGACTAACGTATATTTATTTGCGCCATGTCTTATCTCGCAAAGTGTTGCGCCATGACCATAGTCTTTATAATAATTTTCTAATTCTTTTGGTAATGCAAACTTCTTATAGTCTGATGTGCCAGACCAAAGATAATGACTTGATGGATTGTTTCTTCTACCAAATATTGCACCACATGATTTTATGTGGTCACTTGTAAACCTTTTAACGACAGGATTATCAATATCAAAATCTATGTATTGATCGAGTCTGAGTCCTATCTG